TGATGCTGCCAACAAGCACAGCAAAGCCATGAAGTTGATGTCGTCGTACTGCTACCCTCTCCTTTTTCACCGACGCAACAAACCGGAAAACATGTCGTCCATCGTGATCCCTCCGGGCATGAAGATGGCAACTCACATGACCATGCCTGTCCCTGTCTACAAATTGCCTGCTGATCGCTTGGACGCAGCGGCAAAGGATCTTGGCGCAGAGAAGCGACGACTGATGGGAGGTAGGTTTAGTGGCAAAAGATCTAGCACATGGATGGGAGATGCCATCGCCTACCCAACGTGGTACGTCACACCGTCCCACATCAAGAACGACACGGGTAGTGAAGGCGGCACAATCCAAGGCCGCATTACATGCAAGCAACCCAGTGCCCAGACATTCCCCAAGCCAGTGAAAGCCTGCATCAAGAGTAGATGGCAACACGGCAAGATCGTGGGGATGGATCTGTCGCAGGCAGAACTACGGGTAGCCGCCCTTCTCTCGGGCGAGGCCAGCATGATCAACGCCTACCAGAACGACCGAGACCTACACTCAGAGAGAGCCCGCTCGTTGTGGGGGGACTACGAAGACAACGCTGCTTCTCAACACCAACGCAGGCAGGTAGGCAAGATGATGAACTTCGCCGACCTGTTCCTAAGTAGTGCAAACACCATGCGGCAACAGGTGTATGCACAATCCGGGGGAGACATCTCACTTCCCTTGGAGTTCTATCAAGAAGTCGTGAGTAAGAGAGAAGAAGTCCGACCCCAACTTACCAGTTGGCAGAGGGGTCTACTGGCAAAGGTGAAGCGTGACCACAGAATTATGCTTCCTCTTACCGGACAATCACGCACGTTCCTTGGAGATCTTGGTAAGTCACGTTCAGAAGTTGTGAACTTCCCCGTGCAAACTACAGCAGGGAACGTGACTCTTGCTATTCAGCATTACCTTTTGTCGGTGTTGCCCAAAGACATGAAGATGTTCCTCCAGATTTATGATGCTGTCTACCTTGACTGTCCTCCCGGCATGGTGCATGATGCGAAGCGTTGCATCGACAACGCCGTTGAGTACGTTGAGAACCACGGTTATTGGTCGCTGCTTCAAGACATCTATGGCAACAAGGTGCCACTGAAGCACGACGTGGAGGTTTGGGATTAAAAGAGAATGGGTCATCCTTCAAGACAGCCGTGAGAAGAAGCCACTGATCTTCCCTGAGACGCTGTCGTTCCTTGACCCAACCAAGCCTGCGTGGTTTAGAAAAGCCGTTCGGGTAAGGATCCGAGTAGAAAAGTACGGACTGAAAACAGGTGATTACTGTTTGCTAGGGCACGAAAAGGTAGCCTTGGTTGAGCGAAAGGGCTCATTGCGAGAAGTCGCGGGGTACTGTCTTACAAAAGACGGATGCCGTAGATTTAAGTCTCAAGTAGATCGACTGAAAGAAGAATCATCGCTGCCGTATTTGATGCTTGAAGGCACCCCGATGGACATGCTTAGGGCAAGTAAATATGTCCCAAGTCCGGGCTTGGCTATGGATTCTTTCCAAAGAATCCTGTATGAAAAAGATGTACCCCTTATACTGCTACCTGCGGCCACCATGTCAGCACGAAAAGCAGTAGGTGAATGGGTCGCCCGCCTGCTTATCAACGGAGCCCTTACCCATGCCTTGGGACACAAAGACAAACAATCTGACGCTTAGCGTAGCGTCAGGAAATGCTACCTCAACAAGCACTTCATTTAGATTGATCAGCGAAAAGTTTCCGTTGATTCGTGCTTCTGTTTCTGAGTCAGCAGACAATGAAACTTTCACCATCAAGACTCAATTTGCGGTGGAAGAAGAAGGCCCATGGACAGACATTGAGACCTCAAGCGCTCTTACGAATAACGGTACTTACGGAATCGTAGATCTTTCTACTGTTAGCGGTAAGCCTTCGGGGGCTCCGTATTTGAACGTCGTATTTGCAGGTAACAATGCAGTTGATGGTTCTGAAACCGCAACTGCAACTGTCACCATTTCTACTTGGGTTGATGCCGATCATGGTGGAGTAAACCACCTATGATTTGGGACAATTCATTTGAGCAAACTTTGTTTGGGTATGACGATAGTAACAATGAGTTCCTATCTAATACCTATCGCATTGAAGCAGAAAATGGACCGTTGATCCACGCTACGATTTCAGGAAGCGATGCTTCTGAACTTAGACTTTATAGAAGTCTAGACGGAGAAAACTTTTCTCTCGTGGCAGGATCAGGGACAACATTGACTGCGACTGGAACATTGGACTTTGGATCTATCCGAGGAAACTTTTGGCGTTTTGGATTTAGGAATACAGAAGGAAGTCCAGACTCTAATCCTCTATGCACTGTTAAGTTTGCTGTGATTAAAGATCCCAATGCAAATGTTTACAACATGAAAGACAGGACCGTAGAAATTCTTCCTGTCACAACTGCCGCTAACTTTGATTGCCACACGGGAGAAATCCCAGAAGTAAAAGTTTACGGCAATTACACAACGCTTGAATTCACTTGGTGTATGGGGAGTATCTGATGGCTCATACAAATTTTACTTACACATATGGCGATGAAGGTTATCCCCTTTTTTATAAGACGGAAGAATTTCTTGCGGATCCAAGCGCAGAGTCTTTTGATGTTAGGGATGTAAACCCCAACTTTTGGTTGCGGAATATCAAAGGTTCTTGGGGTGAACTTGATTACAGTTGTGTGGCATATGTCCCAATCAGGAAAAACAATTTTGCTACTTTTGTTTCTACTGATGTACGGTATTCAACCAATAATACTAAGTGGAACGAAGCCGAGTATTCAGTTGCTCATGGCCTAGAACTTTTGAGGAATAGAGACACCGGAATAATGCCTTTAGCCCCCGGAACAGATGCAGAAAACGATAGTTTTGTTTCTGACCAAGGAATCAAACTGGGGCAACAAAGTCTTTGGGGCCCCGGTGCTGCTTGTGCTTATGCCTTGGGACCAAGGCACATTTTTATTGGTGGCATTGAAGGTGTCAGTCAAGGAAATCGTCTAGGTTGGATGCAAAAAGTATTTAAGAAGTGCTACTTCATTACTCGTGACGGCGAGTTGATTAGCCGTCTTTTTTCTGGGGTTGCTGCCGACGCTGATAGATTTGATGCATCTATTGACGGGGCAGGAGGGCATGAAGGTACTTTTATAATGAAGATGGCAGACGGGGAAGAAGATTTCCCGGAAGGCATTTCATTTCTAAGGACTTACGATAGAAATGTTTCCAATACTACTGGTCCTTCTGGACGAGTAGATTTGGGGGCAGTACGTATAACTCAACAGGGTGAGATGCCTCCGTTGCTTTGTAATTTTCCCCCTGTTTCTAGTACCAATGACTACGCAGATGTTTTGAAAAGTGCAGTCCAACCTACGATTGGAGGGACTGGCAGTCCGGTGGTTTATCAAAACCAAAAAGTGGCAGCCTCTGGTTTCTTGCTATGCCTAGGAGATTCCGCGGCTAATTTGATTTTTAAAGGAGACAATAACGAAGCAGTTATTGGGCCTACTCATGCCGCTGCCCCAAATCAACGAGATATATTTCTGGTCCTAACTGACTACGTCGCAAACGGAACAGACTCAGAATTAGTGGCTGTTTGCCAAGCGTGTCTTGCGAGAAAGGTAACGAATCTCAACACTCTCACAAGATACCTACCCATCCACAATCATCCCAATAAACCCCAAGGCCCAGTTCTAAGTTCAAAGGGTGTGATTAGTGATCTTGTTTGTGAAGTAAAGGCCACTCAAGGAACGACTTCTTCTACCATTGCAAAGTCTGTTCCAATCAGAACTTCAGTTGAAGATACGACATTCACTTCTGGGTACGGCGCGCCCCCTATCCAACAATTTGTTGGGGCGGACAACAAGATATACATCGGTCAGAATGCAGCACCTATTGTTTTCACTGGAGGTTATTTCCAGTCGGGTACAAGCAATGTAATTCCAAATCAAGCGGTTCTTAGCGAAGATACTTTTAGACTTTCTAGTGTAGTTAGATATAAAAGAAGTGGTTCTAACCTTGTTGAAGTTAAAGGGTACAACCCTACAAGTTTGAACATAAGTGCTTTGTCTGCGGTTGATGGCATTACTTCTGGCGACAGCATTGAGGGAACTATCACCCATCGTTTTCCCGGAAGAAATTCAGATTCAACATTAGTTATTACTGCCAATGCAACAGCAGTCGTAAGCCCCACAGGTATTTCATACGGGAGTCTTTCTGGGACAACTGAGGCGGGGGGCACACTTAGTCTTACTGTCAACTATGGAAATACTCCTGACCCACCTCCTAATTTGATTGCCCAAATAATTGCCGCTGGCGTATTAGTTCCAAATAGTATTTACTCTCCTACGACAAGAGTTTTGACAATAAACCTACCCGCTGACTTTGCCGGTTCTGCTGGGGACGCAATCGTAATTGGGTTTACTGCTCAAATCCCTCATGGTAGTGTGACGTACTCTGCTTTTTCCTCTACATTGCCATGAGTAAAGTACTTGTCATCGGAGACTTGCACTGTCCTGCCGACCTCACAAGGTACCGGCAGCACTGTCAACGTATCCGTGATAAGTACAAGACTACGAAGACAGTCTTCATTGGCGACATCGTGGATGCACACCGATGGGGTAGATGGGATCCGCATCACGAGTCCGACTCCCCCCCCACTGAATACAAGAAAACATTGAAGCGAGTGGAGTGGTGGCACAAGAACTTTCCAGACGCTCATGTCACGATCGGTAACCACGACATGCGGTCAGTAAAGCAAGCACGCACCGTCGGCATCCCCGACAACATGGTGAGGTCGTATGCTGATGCTTGGGGGACACCCTCGTGGGAGTGGGTGAACAATGTCGAGATCGACAGTATCCGATACTTTCACGGGGAAGGTTACTCAGGTAAATGCCCTCACCTTAATGCCGCCATGAACTCTATGAAGTCCACAGTTATGGGCCACATCCATGGGGTGTCTGGAATACAATGGTTTAATCGGCCGGGCGGCAAACACTTTGGGATGGCGGTGGGGTGTGGGGTGGATGTTGATCATCCTTATATGGCTTATGCTGAGAAGCATCCCACAAAACCAATAATCTCTTGCGGTGTAGTTATTGACGGAGCCCCTTACTTGGAGGTGCTGTGATGGACAAGGATGAATTTAAAAGTGCAAGGAACATCATTGCGCATTTCATTGAAGAGTCTGGAGCAGATGCCGTCGTGGTTATCTACAGCAAGGTAAAGAAGACTAAGACTGAAACTTTTGTTGTGCCTTATGGGAATGCCCACACTTGCGGGGCTCTCATTGATTACGCATATGAATCATTTGAAACTCCTTTTCCCGAACTAGCCGAAGACTCCGAAGAAGATGAATGATCAATCAACCCAACGTGTGACCGCAATTACTGCGGTCCTTCAACTCGCTGTTCTCATTGTCGGGGTGGGAGGATTATTTTTTGCGGTAGGCCAAAGAGAGGAATCACTCAATGGTGTACAACAAGAAGTATCAGATCTTAAAGGGATCTCAGCAGATCTTGTTAAGGCTCAAATCCTATCTACTGCAAAGGATGGAGAGCATGAGCGAGTACTTCGGGATATTCTTCGGAGAGTTGAACGTCTCGAAGAAAGTAATTAATGAATTCAGTTATATGGAAAGACGATGCTGGGCATTGGCATGTCTGCTCATTGCAGTCCTTCTATTCTTTGCTCAAGGCTGTTCTCCGACGGGGAGAATCGCAAAGGCCGCGACATCAATTAACGAGGCCGCATCCTCATCGAAGAATCGCTTCACCTTCATTGAGTCAGAGGCGTCGTCCCCGACGCCCGATGCGGCTTTAATAAAAGAACAATCAATCGAAGGGCAGAAAGAACAAGATTACATCTTGTCTTATGTCTTTGATATCCAACATTCGCTCACTTCTGTAGAGGATAAAATTCCCTACTGGATGACACTTGCTAGTTATGGATTGATCGTGCTAGGTATACTGGCAGTCTGCTGGCTCTTATGGCATACAGGGATTGGGACTCTAATAAAAGGGATTGTTGGTTTTGTCCCCAAAGCCAAAGTAAACGAAGCAGATCTAGCCGCGTCAGTTTTAAATGATTCCAGTCCTGCTACGATGCGAGAGTTTATCGCTGCTCGTAGGGCTTCAGATCGGGAGTTCGATAGAGCCTATGAGCGAGCAACAACTAAAAGAGATAGAACGATTTGCTAAAATGTCAGATCCTCTTCCGGGGTCAGATATCTGGATTGTTAAAGCGTCTAAACTACTCACCCTTCTTGTTGCTCATATAAGGACAAATCAATGCTGCCACTCGCATCAATCGAATCCTTCATCGGATCAATCTGGTTCGGCGGACTCTGCCTGATGATCGGTTATGTCGGAGGCCATGTGTTTCCGGTAAGCAAGGTCACCGCTCTTATTTCCAAGAAGTAGTCACAACTTAAAAGACATGCCACCCCCGGCCTCTCGCTACGCGAGGCCGGGGTTGTCACATTCCTTTCAGGAGATCCACATGTACATTTCACTCAGTGGAAGTTCCCTTAATTCACTCTCTTCTGCGTTGGAGGAGTTTGTCCGTGACCATCTCAGTCACTACGAAAGCGAGACTTACGAAAAGTTGCACGCCCATGAGTTTGGTGGGGACTACGCTACCGACCTTGCCGTAGAAGAAACCGCATCCGACATGGCGGAAGAATTCCACGGCGACATCGAAGCCATCGTCACCGACTACTTCGAACGTCATTCCCACTGGCAAGACGAAGGTCGTGAGAAGTTGGAAGACAAGTTGAAGGAAGCAGACGAAGAAGCCGAAGCAAACAAGGAGTACGACAAATGACATGGGATACAGAAAGCGTTGATCCCCCCACTGATGACCCTGACCCCCAGTGGGAAGCCGCCAAGCAAGGAAACATTGAAGCCATCAAGATGGAACTGTCTTCTCTTGCTACTCTGCTAGACGAGATCGACACAATCACCTACGCACTACTGAGGCAGATCCATGGACTTAGAGACGGACTGGAACAACACTCCCCCTCCAATACCAATCGGGACACCATGGCCGAAGACCATGTCTCGGGAAGCCTACGAGTACCTCCAGGCTCACGGGGTCAACGCGATAATTCCCCCCCTCCGTTCTAGTGACTACGGCACCTGCTTGAGCGATCCCTTCGCCTATTACATGGCACGAAGGCTTGGCATTGTCCCTGCTGTTAAATGGTCAAAGGCCATGAACCGAGGCACATGGATGCACCTCAGGTTCCAGCACTATCACCGCTCCCTAGTAGATGCTCGACATCGAATGGAGCAAGCGTTAGCCGAAAGGCTTTCAGAACTTACTGAAAGTTGCAAAGACTCTGGGATCATGGGTTCTGGGTTGGTCAAAATCCTTGAACGCGAGGAACGTGACATGCGTTCCTCTTTGGCTTGGTATGAAGCAGCACGAAAACTCCCCTGCTTAGACGGCCAGACGTTTGAAGATGTACTTCTCAGCCCCCGCTGGCACCGAATGGGTACCGAGTATCGGCTCGTTACGTCTATCAAGACCGACGACCGATCTCGGCCTATTCGGTGTATCTGCCAGCCAGACCTTCTCCTCTACAACAAGGAAGACAACACAGTCTGGATCGTAGACCTAAAGACCACCGCTATCTCCCCCAAGATGCGGCTGGCAAGTGTGCCTATTGAGTTCCAATGCGAACACTACATGTTCTCTGTCAATGAACTTCTCAAGACAGGGCAGATTCAAGCAGCCTTCAGAATTCCTAAAGACGCAACCCTCGGCGGCATGATGCACTTGGCTATCCGGAAGCCAACTATCGACTTTGGTATGAAGGACCGAGACTTCACAATCGACATGTCTCCATTGAAATCAGGCCCCCGGAAGGGACTGCCCCGCAACACAAAGATCTACGAAGGCGAACCCCGATTCGACAACTACCTCGACAGATGCAAGCAGTGGTACGAAGCCCGGGGGGACTACGAAGACAAGGAGCCGGAGTGGGCGGAAGACCCCCCCGTAAACATTTCCGTCACTAAAGCCTCCATGCTTGTTGACCCCACAATCAACAAGCGGTATCGTGACCGCGTAAGGCTGGTCCAACACTACGCCCTCTGCAATCCATACCCCGAGAACTTCCCGATGTCAGATCGGGTGGCCCACATGGGTAGGTTCTCGACATACTCCCCCTTCATGCTTTCGCCTGTAGGGGATTGGCCGTCGCTGATACAGAGCGAGGGTCTGATGCTTCGTCGTCGGGATGACCCCATCCCCGAGGAGGTGGAGTTCGACGTGATCACAGAACCCGGATCGGAGTTCGAGGAATGACCTTTGGAAAGTTCAACCCCGGCCAAGCCCCTACCGGGCTACAAACAAAGAAAGCGAAAATGACTGAAGACTCACTAGCAACAATCAAGTTCGAGAAGGACATTGCAGAAGCAGTGATCCGTCCCAAGTTGCAGAAGGTCTGCAAGACCCTCGGCCCCATCCAAAACAAGGCGGAACTCCGCAAGAAGTTCATTGAGCAAGAAGGCGTGGCAATGTCCGCCGCAAAGTTTGAGGGTTACCTCACGATGTTGGACATCACATTTGTAAAGACAGTTGAGATCAAGGGACTGTTCCCCGATGCACCGCCCCCGGCGGCGGCCGGGGCGGATGCCTCGGAAGAAGAAGTCGTTTTCGATAATGAAGACATTCCCCCCCACGATTTCCGAAGCCAGCAGAGACGTAACGACATGTTTAATCAGGCATGAACCACACCACTCTTATGAAGGGAGAACCGATGGGCTTTACCAAACTCGGTTTCTCAGGACAGCGGATGAAGTATCCGCTCAACGCACTGTTCGGCATGGTGGTTGGAGAACAGAACACAGGCAAGTCCTATCTGTTCCAATCCAACCCAGACGCCTTCATCATCAACCTCGACCTTTCGTCCACCGTGACGCCAGAGTGCCATGCCACCATCTGGCCCGGCGTAAACGAGCAGGGTCTCCCAGTCGATATCGACGACAAGCACATCGTGCTTACATGGGAGAGGGTGCTGGAGAAGAAGCAGCAACTCATCGACATGGCTAAGACTGACGAGCCTCGTCCCAAGTGCGTGGTGCTTGACACCATCACGCCCTGCGTTCGACTCCTCAAGCCTTACATCGCCAAGAAGATGGGCAAGACTTCCTTCGATCAGGCTCACGGCCCCGCCGCCTACGACAAACTCTTCGATGAGATCCTGTCGTTCGCTTTCGACCTCCGTCAAGTCGGCTACGGCGTGTGGTTCATTGCTCACCTTAGCCGTGAGTTCTTGCAGATCTCCGACGACGGAGCCAAACAAGAAGAGTTGACTCTCAATCTCTCAGCAGGCATGGTCCGTCGCCTGACTCCAGCCGTCGAGATGATTGCTCCCGTGTGCTGCGATCGACGCTCCACCACTGTAATGGAGAAGAAGATTGTGAAATCTGGCACAAAGGAGATCGAGCGGAAGATCCCCACAGAACAGATTGTCTACGACCGTAAGTTGGCGTTCGATGAT